TTTACACGAAACTCTTCTTCTATATCCTGAGTACAGGTAGGACATACCGTATTATCTGTGAAAAACTTATGTTCTTTAGTTATTGTTGCTACTTTTTGAGTAATTTGACCCTTAATAGTGTTTAGTTTCTTTAACTTTTTATTTGCTCCAGCAAAAGATTCTAAGTCATTATTAAACAACTCAACATCTTTCATAAGGCATTCTGTCTCATCAGATGTTTGTTGAATCTCATCTTCCAATAAATTTATCTTACCTTCTTTTTCTTGTATTCTTTGTTTACCCTGAGTTTCTAACTCTTCGATAAAATTCTTTTGCATTTCAACTTTATCTTTAATATTATCTTTACTCAACTCTAAAGTTTTTATTTCATCTTTTTGATCTTTAATCTTTGTCTTCATAAGAGTATTCATAGCAGAAAAAATACGAATATCTAAAAGATCTTCAATCACATCTCTACGATTAGCACCAGTTAATTGCATAAAAGGCACAAAAGTACTACTACCCAGAATTACTATCTGAGTAAAAGATTTATAATTTACTTTAAGAATATTTTCTTCAAGCATCTTCTGCATAACACGATCATCTGCCTCCTTATGCATAGGATCGCCATTAACAATTATTAAAAAAAGATTAGGTTTTATTCCTCTTTTTACAATATATTCTTTATTATTAATACAGAATTCAACTTCAACTAAACAACCCTTTTCGTTTGTACTGTTTATTAATTGACTTTTAGTAATTTTACGAAATGGTTTATTAAACAAACTAAAAGTTAAAGCATCAAGAACAGTAGATTTACCAGTTCCATTAGTACCAACAATTAAATTTGTAGCATTTTGTTGAAAATCAACCTCTGTAAAATGATCACCAGTAGATAGAAAATTTTTCCATCTAATTTTTTTAAAAATTATCATTAAGATTTAGGAGGAATAACAATATCATTGGGAGTTACAACAGTATACTTGTAATTATACCTCTTACATGTCATAATTGCAACATTATCATCAACTTGAATAACGTCCATTGGATTACCATGATAATCTTCCATCATCATAGCATATCTATTAGCATCGTCTTCCTGCTGAAACATAAAAAGAACTTTTTCACCATACTTATTATGAACAGCGTAAGCACCTTCTTCTTTTTCTGATCTTGTAGTGAGTAACCACATTAATCTACCTCACAAGCCTCTGCATAAAGTTTCTGTAAAATACCCTTAATAATAGTCTTATCACATTCAAAATCAGAATCATCAATATATCGATTCAAAAATGATAATGTATTTTCATCTTCTTCTGCTACAAAATCTTCACTCTCATTAAGAACATAATTTTCTATGATCTTTAATTCTTGTATTCCAGTAGAGTATAATTTATCTATAAATTTTTCAAACTGTTTTTGGTCGGTTTTCTTCCTTACAATTAGTTTTACAATTTTATTCTTTAATTCTTTAGTATTGAATAACTTATAATTATTATCCTCATAATAAACTTTATAGAACAACCTATATGGATTATTAATATGGAAATGATCTAGAGTTTCTGTATCAAATATTGTAAATCCTCTAGGATCGCTTTCATCATTCCAGAACATCTCATAAGGATTACCAAGATAATAGATGTTATCAACATTAGATCTCGTATGATAATGCCCAGAATAAACTTTTTTAAACTTATTAAATGGTTTTAAATCCATACCGTGTTCCATTACATGACCACGAGTAGCAACAAATCCATTTAACTCAAGATGTCCCATAGCAACAGGTGCTTTTGACTTCTTAATAAGTCCAAGACTCATCTCCTTATTTTCTTCATTAATCCAAGGCACAAGAAGAATATTTAATCCATCTATAACAATAGATGTAGTTTCTGCATAAGTTATTACATTATCATATTCCTTTAATAACAGATCTATAGTATTAACTTCATTCGTATCTTTATAATAAGCAGTATGATTACCAACAACACTATGAAGTGTTATTCCCATTTCTTGGAGCCTATCAAAGTAAGTTTCCTTTGCCCAATCAATAGACCATAAATCTACAGATCTACGATTATCAAACGTGTCACCCATATCAATGACAGTATCGATTTTGTGTTCTTCCAAATATGGGAAAAAAACATTATCGTAAAACTTTTTGAAATAAGCATGAAAGTCTTTGGATCCTTTCCTAGCACCAAAGTGCTGATCTGTTATTATCGCTATCTTCATCTATTACCAGACTTATACTGAATATTATCTTTAATGGTATTATAATCGGAACTTGATGATGTTAATGCTCCATCATCAACTACCATTACTTCATCGTAACCTGTTTTTTCGATAATCTTCGTCTTGATTTCAAGTTGCTTTTTCTCTTTTTGGATTCTCCTGAGAAACGCATAATGAATGATCTGCGTAAAGTAAGCAAAAGGATTTTTGGATTTATTAGGATCAAAGTTATGTATGTACTGAACGCAATTTTCGATTCCATCTGATATCATATCATCCCTGAACATATAGTTCACGAAATTTGGTTTATAAGAAAGGTGTGTAGCAATCTTTAAAAAACACTCTCCAAGATAATTACTAATTCTTGGTTTAGGTAAATCCTTTGTCTTTGCTACAGCTACTTGAGCACGATAATCTATTAACGCTGCTAAGAGTTCTTTATTGTTTACATAATGTTCTGATTTTTTCTTAGCCATAACATTAACATATCCCGTTTAATAATTGTTTATATTATAACATTATTTGCTCGACTTGACAAGGTGGCAATTTGTCTGTACAATACCCTTTGTGAGGGTTGGAGAGATAGATTTAGCTTTCTTTATGATTATTAGTACTATTATAAATTTTTTCTAGTTGTTGTCTAGCTTCTTCAACTGTTGTCAATAATCCCATGCTTTGATTTATATTTACTCTTCCATCTATTTCTATATCTAATTCATTATCATTAAGGAATCTATCATAAAACTCAATCATTTGTTTATCTTTAATTTCAGTCATAGTCACAATCTTATCATATTTAATTAAGAATATATCTTCCTCTGGTATTTCTAACCAATTTTTTATTTTTACATATTGACCAGTAGGGTTATTAAAAACTTTTATGATTACTGGGCTTTGGAGCATAATAATAGGATCTCCATCATTTTCATCAACAGATACCAATGCGAAGATTTCTTCTCCTGTTATTAACTTTATGACTCCGTGAAATTCTTCTTGCATTAGTTTTTGATCGGTATATTTACTATATCATAATTAAAATTCTCTTCGTTATAAACTTTGATCCTTTCAATTAAATGGTTTAATGTGTAATTCTTTCTTGACTTAGTACTGATATCATCGGCAATATCATACAAAGTTGCTTTTACTTTTCCATTTCCTTTTCTTAATACCCTGCCGATGGATTGGAGATTCCTAATCCTGGATTTGGACGGACTTGCAAAGATGACGTTGTGAAGACGCTTGATATTAATCCCAGTACTGAAAGTACCATAAGAAGCAACAATAATAGCGTTGTCTTGTTTTTCGGTAATTTCACGGATTTCCTCTCTGTCTTCTGTTGGAACTCCACCATGAACAAAGAAAACATTTCTATGTTCTACTGTATTATTATTTATCATCTCGTAAAGAGGCTCTCCATGTGCTTCTACCCTAGCAAATAAAATAAGAGTATTTCCTTTAAGATCTAAAGCAAGATTACGTATTAATCTATTTCTTTTTTCATGAGTAATGATATATTGAACTTCTTCTTCAAAGTTTTCAAATTTATTCGGTGGGTGTTTCAATAGAAGCACATTAATATCTAATGTAGCAACATGCCCCTTCTTCATAAGTTCTTTTGTTTTTATTATTTTGTATGAAGGACCAAATAAACCCTCTAGCACCCATTTATGAGTTTCTGACCCATCTAAAGTTCCCGTAAATCCAAAACGATACTTGGCATTACCTAACTTCGTCATAATGGCAACAAGAGATTTAGATTTAAACTGATGTGCTTCATCACCAACTACCACATCAAACCTTTCAAAATACTTTCTTGGTAGTTTGTATATGGATTGCCATGTAGTAATAATAACTTGCGAATCAGTTTCTCTTTCTCTACCAGCATAGATCTTATGGCAGTATGATCCTACATCCCATCCATAATCAGCAAAGTCTTTATACATCTGCTCTACAAGGGATGTTGTAGGCACTACAATCAGTGTATTCTTCTTATTCTCAACAAAGTACCTAATGATGGCATATATCATCAACGACTTACCAGAAGCAGTTGGAGATACTAGCAACTTTCGATTATTTCTAAGAGCATCATATACACCATCAATCTGATAATCTCTAGGTTTATGCTTAGAGATAGCAGTCATATAATCCTTTACACCTTCCTTAGAGATCCTATCATTAACCTCAAATGGAAGACCATAATACTTACTCTCTACAAATTCGTAAGTATATCCATGATCCTTACAAAATTGTACTATTCTATCTAATAACCCAATATAAACTTCACCACTCTGAGTATTGAATAACCTTATCTTTCCGTCCCAATATTTCTTTTGGTACGTTGGCATAAACTTAGCACCAGGTACCTCAAAAGTAAATTGATCCGCAAGTTCATAATACACATGCGGTTCTGCATCTACTTTTAAATAGACTTCATTCTTTTTTGATATAATCAAATGACTCATAATCCTATACCATCATAGGATTATTTAGAGACTTATTTTATATCTTTTTTTATATCTTTTTTTATCCTACTTCTTTTCTGCTGCTTTCTTATCTTAGCACCTTGTCTTAATTTTCCTAATGATGGCTTTTTTTGTTCTCCTGTCGGATCTAACTTATTATCAAATCTTGCATTACCTGTAAGATCTTTATTATAAACATCCCTCATAGGTTTAGGATCATCTCTGGTTCCCAATAAATCCTTAAGAATCTTTTCTCCTCCCTTGGCAGCAGCATATGCTCCCCCAACTTTTAGGAGAGTTTTTACTCCTGCACCTACTAGAGGAGCCGCAATAGCAGCTTCGTGAAATTGCTTAAATGATTTCATTTACCCAATAATAGTATCAAACCAGTCTTGACTCATTCCTGAGATAATCTTATCTGCTGCTTCTTCATTTACAGCATACTTCTCTTCAATAAGATGATTCACAACCTTTTTATAATTTTCGTGAATTTTCTGACTTTCTTTAGGAGTAGGTTTCATCGTCTAATATTAGATCTACTCATATATTTATAATCTACATACCTGCTTGGAACTTATTCCACTCAATTGCATTCTTAATTTGAAATGTTCTGTTAGAAATGTTTTTAATAATTTCTTCTAAAAACTTTAAAGTAGTATCATAATATCTTATTTTAAGATCTATCTTCATCATTTTATCATCTGCTTCCATATGCCTCTGTATAGCATCCTTTTCTCTTACTTTATATGGAAATGGTTCTTCTACATATACTTCTGCTGGTGCTTTACCAGTATAAAAGTTGTGTCGTTCTAATCTAACTTTATTATATTGTTCTCTTGCTTTTTCACGCATCAAAGTAACAGTATTATAAACTGTATAATACTTTGAGTGTAATTGGGGAATCTTCAGTGATTCATCATGTAGATTATCAGGATCAATGACAGCATCACGCTCCCACATCTCCTGAATTTTGTCAAGGTTCATTTAATAGTGCTTATCAAATCGTATATAGTATACCTGAATGTTGCTTCTGCTGTAAAGTATTCAATATCAGAATTACTGGAATCAAAATCCAATGATGTAAGAGATACTGGAAATAGATCTTGAAATTTAACTTGTGCTATCTCTCTTAAATTACTATTCAATATTCTTAAAGTTCCATCACAGTATGCTTCTTTAGGATCTCTCTGATCAGCACTATCTGTAGTTAAATCTTTAAATTGTTTTGTAGATTCTGGAAATCCTAATCCAACTAACCAATTATATACAGTCATATAGTTTTCCATATTCTCATCAACTAAGAATTTTAATGTAAAATCACCGTATGTTAATTTCTCACCAGGAATATCAATATCCTTTAAGTATGTTGGCTGAACAGCAAGTGCTAAATTAACTTCTGGTATTCTAGCACTAGTTGAGAAGAAATCAACTTTAGGGTGCTTTGCAAGGTTAAATTTAAAACCTATACCAGATAGATAATTCCTATTTTGTATTTGTGTTACAAAAGGTCCAGACGAAGCCATTATTAGTTTTATTTTTATTTATTACCAATAGGTAATCCAGAATTTCCAAATTTAATATTAAATGATAAGAAAATTCTATCTTCTTCTGACATATTAGGATCTATTGAATACTCTATGAAAGGTGGAAACACTATCAAATCACCTTCATCTAATTCCAATTTTTCATAAGGTTCATATGATAATCTTTTATAAAAGAAATTAGCACCAGGACCACAACCTCTAGGATCCTTAATATTAAGAATAGATTCAGATTTCTCTGGTATTTTTACACAATAAATTCCAGATATATCTACCACATCTAATTCTGTTTTTGGATCACATTCAGTTAAATTATGATGTAATACATGATAATCTTTATAACCATCAATATTAAACCAAGCATCAATCATTCCTATCCTAAATGGTCTTGGTCTATACGGAAGAGTGAATAGTAAAGGATACATTCTTTCATATATTGCTTTATATGAATATATTTCCAAAAATTTTCTAGATTGAAATCCTCCACGATTGTATCTAATTTCATTACTACATTGTTCTTTAAATCTATATGCTTCACTCACCATATCAGTATTATCAATATCGGAGCAATTGGAAATCCATACTGGAGTTTTAAACAAATCATGTTGCTCAAACTTACCTTTAATTGTATCTAATATATTATCCATAATTTTAATAATATTAATTTATATAGACAAAAAAAGAGACTCCCGAAGGAGTCTCTCTATTAAAGGAATTATATCCTTTCTTCTTACATAAGGTTAGCAACCTTAACACGCCTGTAGTAGCGGTTGGAGTTCTTAGTAAGAGTACCAAGTCCTTGAGTTGTACCTTGTGAGAATGGGTTTTCAACAAGACCATATCTTGTCTTAAATCCAATCTTGGGTTGGAATGTATCCTGACCAACCGCACGAACCATCTGTAGAGGAACGTATGGGCAGTAGAACAGTCCAGCGTCATAAGGTGAAGAACCTTTGTATCCAATAACGTAGTACTGACTATCAGAAACGTTAGCAGAATAAGGATCGATGTATACTCTGTACTTACCTTGAAGAACACCAGCAAATGTATTGCCTGTGTCGTCTACATTAAGGTTAG